AAGCCCGCCGCCCGGTCGGGCAAGTAGTGAACTACGTCCGGGAATATTGGGAGCGGATTTCCTCCGGCGAAATCGTCACGAGCCGACGGGTAAAGGCCGTTTACGGTCGCCTCGTGGCAGAAATGGACGCGGCGGACGAGAGCTCGCCGTATTACTTCGACGAGGCCGTAGGCGAAAGGCCGATTATCTTCGTCGAGAGGTTTTGCAAGCAGTCTCAAGGAACGCTCGGCGAGTCTCTGACGCTCGAGCTTTTCCAAAAAGCATATATACAACTCCTTTTCGGGTGGCTCGAGAGGGCGACGGGATACCGGCGCTTTCGAGAGACACTCTTTCTTGTTGGTCGAAAGAACGGCAAGAGTACGCTCCTCGCGGCGCTCGCGCTCTATATGCTCGTCGCCGACTACGAGGGTGCGGCGGAGATATACTCCGTAGCAACCAAGAAAGACCAAGCGAAAAAGACGCTCACCGAGGCCGTGAACATGGTGAAGCAGAGCCCCGAGCTCTCCGCCATTCTCAAGAAACGGCGCAACGACATTTACTTTCCGGCGACGGCCTCCAAGTTTGAGGCGCTGGCTTCGGACTCGAACACCCTCGACGGCCTCAATTCTCACGCCGTCATTATCGACGAGCTCCACGCGATACGCGACCGCAATCTCTACGAGGTTATGAAGCAATCGACCTCGAGCCGCCGACAGCCGCTCGTGATTATGATTACCACGTCCGGCACGGTGCGCGAGTCCGTTTTCGATAACCTTTACGGCTACGCTTGCGAGGTCGCCGACGGGCAGACCCCCGACGAGCGTTTCCTCCCCGTCCTCTACGAGCTCGACAAGCGCGAGGAGTGGACAGACCCGACGGCGTGGATAAAGGCAAATCCCGGCCTCGGGACGATAAAGCAATATACCACGCTCGCCGACTTCGTAGAGAGAGCAAAGAAAAATCCCGAGGACTTGCCCGGCGTTCTCTGCAAAGATTTCAACGTCAAGGCGACCGGCGCGGCCTCGTGGCTCTCCTATGAGGACGCAGTAAACGAGGCTACATTCAAGCCCGAGGAGGTCTATAACACCTACGCTATCGGCGGGTGCGACCTCTCCGCAACGACCGACCTAACGTGCGCGACGCTGATTATCCGGCGCTCGTCCGACGATGAAATCGTGTACGTTTTTCAGCATTATTTCCTCCCTCAAAAGAAAATCGACCAGCTCGACGAGCACAACACGCAAGAAGCGCCCTATAAGATTTGGGCGGAGCGGGGGCTCGTCACGATATGCGAGGGTACTCGCGTCGATTATTCGGCGGTGACGGCGTGGTACTGCCAAATGCGGGACGAGCTCAAGATAGACGCTTTCAAAATCGGATACGACCGCGCTCTCGCCGGTTATTGGGTGGACGAAATGAAAGCGAACGGCTTCGATATGTGCGCCGTCGCACAGGGGCCTTTTACATGGTCGCAACCTATGCGGGAGCTCGGAGCGGCTCTCGCCGATAAGAAAGTCAATTACAACAAAAATCCCGTTTTGCTTTGGTGCCTCACGAATACAGGCGTTAAGAAAAGCGGAGTCAACAACATTCAGCCCGTCAAGATTTCCGAAAAGCGCCGTATCGACGGCATGGTATCTCTCCTCAATGCGTGGGTTATCTATGTGCGGGATTATGAGGACTATATGTATTTAGTGGGGTGAAAAAATGGCAAAGAGAGGGCTCTTTCAATCTATTTTCGGGGGCAAAAGCGAGAAAAACAAGGATTTCCACGCATACAAGCTCTTGAGCTCGTGGGAGTCTACTTTCGTACCGTATTCCGGCAATATGTGGGATATTAACACGGTACGTTCCGCCGTGGACGCTTTCGCCCGCCGAGCCTCGACCGCACAGCCGCGCCACGTCCGGCAGTCGGCGGAGACGACGGTCGCGGTAAACGACTATATCGACCGCATTTTGCAGTTCCGGCCTAATCCGTACATGACGGCGGCGGACTTTTATTACAAGCTCGCCGCGCAATACAAGGTTTATAACAACGCGATAGCGTACCCGGTTTTCGATGAAACAGGCCGTTTAACGGCTATCTATCCTATCAACGCGCAGTATTTCGAACTCCTCGAGTACATGGGTACGCTCTATTGCCGCTTCACCTTTGCGACCGGCGCAACGTACATTTGCGAATATTCCCGAGTTATCCACGTCCGGCGGCATTTCCTCGAGCACGATATTTTCGGCGACGGAAACAAGCCGCTCGATACCGCACTCAAGACAGCGAATACGCTCAATCAGAGCATGAGCAAGTTTGCCGAGCTCGTCGCGGTTATCCGGGGTATTCTGAAAGTCTCGAACGCCGTCAAAACGGAGGACTTAAACCGCCGCCGAGACGACTTTATCCGGGACAATCTCCGCATGGAGAACAACGGAGCGGGCGTTATCGTCACGGACGCGAAATACGACTATACGCCTATCACAGACAAGACGACTCCTATCCCGGCGACACAACTCGCATACGTCAAAGAGGAGATTTACGACTATCTCGGCGTGTCGAAAGAAATCGTCGAGAATACCGCGACTCCGCAACAGGAACAGGCTTTTTATAGCGGCGAAATCGCCCCGTTTTTCCGCCGCCTCTCGCAAGCGTTCTCGAATGTGCTCTTTACCGAGCGGGAGTTCGGGTACGGAAACCGTATCGTCTTTTCCGCGAACTCCGTCCAGTTTGCGACGCTCCCGGAAAAGGTCACGGCGGCAAAGTTCTTGACGGAAATCGGCGCGGCGACGCTCGACCAAATCTTGACTATGTTCGATATGCCGACCATCGGCGGCGAGGAGGGCGCGCGCCGCGTCCAAACGCTGAACATGGTAAACGCAAAGCTCGCAGACAAATACCAGACCGGCGGAAATACGCCGCCGGACGACACTACGCCGCCCGGGGAGCCAACCGGCGGGAAAGAGGAGGGTTAGGCTATGGCTATCAAACAGGGGCGCGAGTATCGCGCTTTGCAGGACTTTAGCCTCGTTCCGAGGGACGAGGGCTCGAAAGAGTATCGGGTACGCGGTACGGCTATCGTATTCAATTCGCCTACGGTGCTATGGGAGTGCGACGGCGTGGAATACAAGGAAATTATCGACCGCCACGCTTTCGACGAGTGCGATATGTCCGACGTGATTTTCAACTACAACCACGGCGGAAAGGTCGTCGCCCGCCTCCGAAACAAAACGCTCGCGCTCAACATCGACGAGCGCGGCGTAAACATCGACGCAGACCTCGGCGGAACGACTGCCGGGCGCGAGCTTTACGAGGAAATCGACGGCGGGTACGTCGATAAAATGTCCTTTTCTTTCACGGTGCGCGAGGCATCCTATGACTCCGTTACCCATACCCGCACTATCACAAAGGTCAAAAAGCTATACGACGTGTCGGCGGTGGATATTCCCGCCTATAATGACACGTCTATTTCGGCTCGGAGCTTTTTCGAGGAGGAGCACTCGAGGGAGCTTGCGGCTTTGGAGCAAGCCCGGAGGCGGAAGAAACTTGTAGCTTTGACATACTAACCGACCACACAACAACTATCATTTTTTGGAGGTAAATTATGAACATCGAAAAGAGACGCGCAGAAATCGCCGCCCGCAAAGCTGAAATCCGTAAGCTCATTGAGGGCGACAGCGAGAACAAACTCAACATGGACGACCTCGAGAAAGAGCTCCGCGAGCTCAACGAGGAGGACGAGAAGCTCGAAAAGAGACAGGCTATCGAGCGTATGCTCAACGGCGGCGCGGCTCCGGCCTCTCCCGCTGGCCTCTCTAATCCCGTCGCTCGCTCCGCAAATCAGCCCGCGCCGGAGAGCACCGAAAAGCTTTATCGCTCCGCATGGCTCAAGACTTTGCAGGGTAAGCCGCTGACCGACGACGAAAAGCGCGCATACTCCACGGCGGCAAACTCCGGCCTCCCCATTATCCCGGAGACGACCGCAAATCAGATCATCAAGAAAATGTACGAGGTCGCGCCGATTTTGCAGAGATGCAAGATTTTCCACGTCCCCGGCAATTTCAAGTTCGCTATCGAGGGTACGAACGACGAGGCCGCGCTCCACACCGAAAACGCCGCCATTACCGCCGCGAGCGACTCCCTCGGCTCCGTCTCTCTGACCGGCTACGAAATCGTGAAGCTCGTCAAAGCCTCCCGCGCTTGCTCCGAGATGGCGCTTTCCGCGTTCGAGAGCTATATCGTCGAGGTTATCGCCGAGGCCGTCGCCCGCCGCATTGAAAAGTACATTTTCACCGGCACGGGTACAAATCAGCCCGGCGGCGTTAAGACTGCCGGTAAGGGCGCGAGCGGCGCGTACGCCGACGGCACCGACCAGATTACCGTAGGTAAGACGGCCTCTCTCACCGAGGAGAACGTTATCGCGCTCTACGGCTTGCTCGGCGACGGTTACGAGCGTAACGCCGTTTGGTGCATGAACAAGGCGACGTTCTTCTCTGACTTCTTCCCGCTGATGAACAAGAGCAAGAACAACGTTATCGAGTTCGCAAACGGCAAGTATTACATCATGGGCGCGGAGGTCTACTTTACCGGCTCTCTCGCCGCACATGAGGCGTATCTCGGCGACTTCTCCTATATCATCGGCAACTATTCGCAGGATATTACCGTCGTCCGCTCCGAGCACTCCGGCCTTGCTACGAACAGCATCGACTATCTCGGCGCTTGCGTGTTCGACTCCAAGCCGGTCGCGGGCTTCGGTGCGTTCGTGCATCTCACAAAGGCGGCGGCTTAATAGGAGGGCTCGAGTATGGCAGTCGGTGACGAATATCTCGCCTCCGTCCGCCATAGCGTGAGACTTTCCTCCACCGTCCACGACGGGGAATTGACCGACCTCATTAACGCCGCTCGAGCCGACCTTGTGCTCGGCGGCGTTCTTGAGGCAAAAGCGAACGACGAAACCGACCCGCTTATCAAAAAGGCGGTGACGACCTACGTCAAGGCGGAGTTTGGGCTCGACAACGAGGACGCGGACAGGCTCCGCGCCTCGTATAAAGAGCAGAGAAACGGCCTCTCGCTATCGGACTCCTATATCGCGGCGGAGGGGGGATAACTCATGTACTGGCGCGACGTTGTGACGCTCAAAGCCGTTACGGAGGGGCGCGACGCGGACGGTTTCCCGAAAGAGACAATCACGGAGACGACCGTTTTCGCCGACGTGTCCTCTACCAAGCGGAGCGAGTTCTACGCCGCCCGACAAGCGGGTATATCGCTCGCGCTGACGGTAAAGCTCCGCGCCGCTGACTATGACGGTCAAGAGCGGCTCTCCTATGAGGGCAAAGAGTACAAGGTCGAGCGCGCATACACGGAGGCGCGGGAATACTACGAGCTTAATTGCTCCGAGTTTAGGGAGGCGAGCGAATGAACGTAAACGCTCTTTTAGTGGATACGCTCGATAGCCTCCTCCCTACCGCTGACAGCGTGTATAAGGGCACGGCGACCGAGTATATCGTTTTCAACTATACCGAACTCCCGGCGGACTTCGCAGACGACGACGCGGCACATTACCGCTATCTCGTGCAAGTCCACCTATACGCGCCGCTCGAGAAGAATACCCGCACATACCGGCGGGAAATCTCTCGGCGGCTCGTGGCGGCGGGCTTTACCCGCCCGACGGTGACTCCGGCCTCCGATAAAAACGGACAGCATTACGCCTTTGAGTGCGAAATCGCGGGAGGCGTTGACGATGGCTAATCTATCCACGAGCGGGCTCGAGGAGCTTATCGGCGGTTTTGACGCTATCGCAGAAATCCCCGACGAGGTAGTCCTCGAAATGCTCGTCGCGGAGGCGGAAGTTATCGCCCCGGCGCAGGAGGCCGAGGCGCGCGCTATGCTCTCCGGCGAGTACAGCACCGGCGAGACGGCGCAAAGCATTTCCTACGACAAAAAGCTCAAGAAAACATCGGACGGACGAGCTATCTACGTTTACCCGAAAGGCACTCGGCGACACGGCAACAAGCGCCGCACCGCCGAGGTCGCTTTTGTGGACGAGTTCGGTAAACAGGGACAGCCCGCCCGCCCATTCATCCAAACAGCAAACGAGAAAGCGGCAGACCCGGCAACCGACGCGGCGGCTCGGGTATACGACGGCTTTCTCAAATCGAAAAACTTTTAGGAGGTTTTATTATGGCACAGTTTGGCGCAAAGCGTCCTATCTTCGCCCCGACGAAAACCACGCCGGACGGCGCGCTCCCTACCTACGATTACGAGAAAGTCGTAACCGTGGGTAAGCTCGTCAAGGCTGACCTCACCGTTACGAACGCATCCGGCGAGCTCTACGCCGACGACGCGCTCGCCGAAAAGGTCGATATGTTCGCCTCCGGCTCTCTTGCGCTGGAAACGGACGACAAGACGGACGAGGTACACGCCGCTATTCACGGCGCGACCAAGGATACGCAGTCGAGCGAGGTCACGGACTCCGACGGAGACGTAGCTCCTCGCGGTGGCCTTTGCTATTACAAGGTCATTATTCGCGGCGGAGTCCGCTATTTCAAGGGCGTGTTTCATCCGCTTGTCAAGGCTATTCTCGGCAACGACAGCGCGGCGACAAAGGGCTCCTCTATCACGTTCGGCACGAGCGCGACGACCTTTACCGTGTTCCGTTGCAACTCTGGCGCATGGCGCATCACGAAAGAGTTCACGACGGAAAGCGAGTGTATCGCGTGGTGCGATACCAAGCTCGGCAAAGTGGGAGGCTAATATCAGCACGGACGGGAGGCGAGCGAGAACGGCTCGCCTCCCGCTTTGGTAATTGGAGGGTAAAGGCATGAAAACGGCAAAAGTGACGCTCGCGGACGCGACGTATTACCTCGCATTTGACGGCGAGGCTATGTTTACACTCCGGGACGATTTCGGCGGGACACAACTCGCACTCGAGGCAATAGAGCAGGATACCCGCGAGAGCTTCGCGGCGACGTGTGCTATCGCGGCGGTACTGGCAGAGCGCGGCGAGCTCCTCCGTCGGCGGCTCGGATACGACCCGGGCGCTATCCCGGAAAAGGACGATTTTCTCCTCATGGTGAGGCCGTTTGAAATCGTGACGCTCAAGCGCGCAATTATGACGGCTATCGAGCTCGGCTATGGTCGAGAGGTAACGAGCCCGGCGGACGACGAAATCGACGAGGGGCTCGCGGAACTTAATCAAAAAAAAACAAGATAAGGCGGGCGGAATACTACCGTATCGCCGTTCTTTGCGGAGTCTCCCCGGCGGAGGCTCTTTTTATGGCTCCCGGAGAGGTTTTCGACCTTTGGGAGCTATACCTATCCGCACACGGTAAGAACAGAGGCGAGGAGGGCGTGTAATGGCAAACCGTGAGATAAAAACGAAAGTCGCTATCGACGGCGAAAAAGAATACAAGGAGTCTCTCAAAAACATAAACTCCGCCCTCGGAACGCTTAAATCGGAATTAAAGCTCGTAGAGAGTCAATACGCGGGACAGGCGAACAGCTACGCGGCTTTGAGCGCGAAAGGCGACGTACTCTCCCGTATGTACGACCAACAGAAAGAAAAAGTCAAGGCGGCGGCGGAACAGCTCGAGAAAGCAAAAAAAGCTCAATCGGACTACGCCGAAAAAGTCTCCTCCGCGCAATCCGAGATTTCGCGTTGCGAGGCCGCTCTCGCCGCGCTCGGCGACGAGACAGGCGACACGACCGAGGAGCAAGCCAAGCTCACGGCGGAACTCGAAAAGGCAAAGGGCGAGCTCTCCGCCGCTGAAAAAGGATACGAGTCTACGACTCGCTCCGTCAATTCCTATCAAACACAGGTAAATAACGCCGAGGCGGAGCTTAACAAGCTCGGCTCGGAACTCGATAAAAACGCCTCCTATATGGACGAGGCCGCGAAATCCTCCGACGGGTGCGCCGAGTCTATCGACGAATACGGGAAAGAGGTCAAAAAGGCCGGAGAGGACTCCGAGGAGGCCGGGAAGAAGTTCGACAAGGTAAAGACCGCCGCGACCGCACTCGGAACTGCGGCGGCGGCGGCAACGGCGGCACTCGCGGCGGCGGCGGTCAAGCTCGGGACGGAGGTTATCAGCGCATACGCCGATTATGAGCAGTTAGTCGGCGGCGTTGAGACGCTCTTTAAGGATAGCTCCGGGAAAGTCATGGAGTACGCGACCGACGCATACAAGACCGCCGGGCTTTCCGCTAACGAGTACATGGAAACCGTGACGGGCTTTTCTGCGAGCCTTATTTCCTCCCTCGGCGGAGACACGGAGAAAGCCGCCGAGTATGCGAACATGGCAATTACGGATATGTCCGACAACGCTAACAAAATGGGCTCGGACATGGCCTCCATTCAGAACGCATACTCCGGCTTTGCAAAGCAGAACTATACAATGCTCGATAAC